CTAGTGAACCGTGAGCCGCGAAGCGCGGCACCCATGCCACGTTTCTTGCCCGTTGTAGACTTGCCCATCGCCGTGTCAGGCGTCTTCTCTGCCTTCGCCACAGCATAAGGAATGGAACCCTGACCCTGAATGTCAGCCTTTGCAACAGGCTTGGGCGGATTAGCGGGTGGAGCGCCGTTTACTTTGACTCTCATTTAATTGTTCCTCATCTTTAGTAGCTCTCTTTGAAGAGCCGCATCAATTCTAGCTTGCGTCTGACGTTCCTGACTAGCCAACCGTTGCTGAAACTCAGTCTGCTTGTTAGCCATACGCTGTTGATCCATCTGCAATTCTGCCTGATCCATCTGCATATCGGCTTGTTGCTTCTGAGCATCCAACTGAAGCTCCTGTTGCTTCAATTGTACCAGAGGATCAGGCCCTTGGCCCTGCCCCGTTATCTGAGCAGTAAGCTGTTTCAGATTACCAAACTCTTGCGCGTTCATCTGAGCAACCATAGACTCCAACTGAAGCTCCAGATCCGGCGTCAATGCCTGACCACCCGTCTGTTGCAACAACTGCGCCGTCGCCATCTCCTGACACTTGAGCTTCACATGCTCAATAATGTGCTTCTGAAGCGCAATGGCCGCCTGCGGCAACGCTTGCAACATGGGCGACGTGCCAAAGGTCAAATGCGCCAAGATATGCGCGTCATGATCCTGACCCTCAAACGCCTTCAATTGTACGCTGTCAATCGCGTCAATGTTCTCCTGCGCCGGATCTTTCGGAATAGGATCAGCCGACGAAGGCGCAATCAGAATCTTGTCAATGTCACTAACCCCCAGCGCCTCATACATGCGCCGGTACGCCTCATGCAAATCATGAATCTGCGGGGCCTGCATCGCCATCTGTAACTGCGACTGCGCCAGAGAAATACGCTGTGCCTGCGAAAAAGAGTTGGGATTCGACACCGGAACCACATCTACACGGTCGTCAAAGTCCTGACGCATGATCGTCCGATCACCGCCCTCTACAGCATACGGATACTCCTGCGGAAGATACTCCGACATCACCCGAGCCAGAAGCTTAAACTCTTGCTTCATGCTGTAATGCAACCGCTTATGCACAGCACTCATGACCCGTGAACCCTGCTCCAACAACGCTACAGTCGTGCCCACTGCGGCCTGCTGATTACCGTCACCCACCTTCATGTCCGTAATCGTGGCAAACCGACGGCCCGCCTCGACCACAAAACCTAAAAGCTGGAACAACGTACCGTCAGGACCCTTGAAAGGCAACGGCATCAACGAATCACGGATCGCGCCACCCGGTGCATCTACGTCGCGGAACTCTCCGGGCTGAAGGGGTTCTTCGTCATCACGTACCCTAAGTCCGCGAGCCTTGAAACCAGCAGGGAGATTAGAGAGAGTGCCAGCATCAATAAGCTGGCGAAGAGCCGCCGTAGCTGTTCTGGACAGGCCGCCAATAGTGTGGATAAGCCCGAGGCCATAAAATCCGAATCCCGGAAGGAACTTATAATGGACGAAATACTGGATCTTTCGCCGTCTTTCGTCCTCCTCGCGATAATTTCGTCTAATGGCAAGTATTTGTCCGCTATCCTCACTAATCGTAACAACGTAAGGAACTTTAATTCCTGTTGGTTCACCATCTTCCCCCGTATCTTCAAAACCGGGCAGATCAAGATTTACGTGGCACTCCAACAACGTGCAGTCATAATCAATGTTGCTAGGCTCTACACCATCCAACTTATTCATCGTGTCCGTGACTTCCTCGTCGTTAGACTGAGATGGAATAACAGGAATGTCTCTATAAAACCCCATGACCTGACGAATACGCAGATCATTCAATGACATCTTCACTACCTGCGTAATGTTCTCGCAGGAATCCAGATCACTAGCACCATACGGCACCACAATGTCCTCTGCTGGGACAAACTTGCTTACCGCCCGGTCAATCGCCTCGTCGTAGTAAACTTTCTTGAAAGTTGACCCCGCCAAAGGCAAATAAAACAACATCTGATCAAATTCAGGCGTGTACTCCTCCATCACGTTCGTGATGTAGTAGTTCATGAAATCCTTAACACGGTGCGCCTGCGCCTCACTGTCCTTGGTCTTCTCACCAACAACATGCGTCCTAACCGGACCCGCAGGGGGCAAAAGCTCATTAAATGCCTGCGCCTGAAACTGTGTGGCCGCTTCCGCCAACAACGGATGCGTTACACCCGTCGCACCCCGAAACGGCATCGTGCGCTCCTCGTAAGTGTAACCAAGAAGCTCCAAACCCTTTGAATACGCATCTTCCCACTCAGAACGAGAAGATTTATTAGCCTCAAAATCCCCTAATAACTCTGAAGATAATTGGCCAAGTTCTCTATCATCCAACTCCTCTGCCAAGTTGCCATAGAAATCACCGTCAGAACCACCAAGCATGGCCATCGGATCAAAGTCCACAGTGACGCCACCATCATCGTCCTCCTCGATTTCTATGCCTTCCGGCAGAATTTCATTAACAGAACCTACAAAAGTGCCCGGTGCGGCTATCTCAATGTCCAGTTCCATATCTTCTTCGGTAACTTCCGGCATCATCGCCGTACTGTCCATCAAAGAAGAAAGCTGTGATTTATCGTCACCATTAGCCATCAGGCTCTCCTAGTATACGGGGCATATGCGCCTACGCCGCGTCGAATATCATACCCTTGGAACATGTTCCGTGCTACAGGGGCCATGGAAGCCACGCCGCCCATAGCATAATTTTTAACAGCGGCCTCTGCTTCGCGTTCTTGACGCTCTTCTACACGCTCTTGGTTCTGTTCCGGTAAATTTTTGTTGTATTTCTTTAGTTCTTTTAATTCTTCAGCTTTTTGAACAAAAAACGCCGTATTTAAACGGGATTCTATGTAATCCTCTCGGGTTTCCTGTGGGCCTTCTTTTGTGCTTCTTGCGTCCCGGTCCCATTCTGCTCCAAAGACTAAATTAGCTAGGTCGTCGTAGTGCCTGCTCATTCTTTTGTCTTCTAAAATATCTATTAAACGCTCTTGGGCTTGAGAGCGCGTCATGTTAATACCCGAGTTTTTATAGTATTCATCTCTAAACATGTCCACAGATTCTGACCACTGCTTTTCATTTAAAGCAGTCATCCCATCTACAATCCGCAGTTGAGTTTCATTAAGCTCTGGAAATTGTTTATGACGATATTCATGGGCGTATACAAACGGTGTTGCCGCATCGTGTATTGTGTTAACCGTCCCTACTTCTGTTGGAACAGTTACAAACCCCCTTACAGGCTTATCAAACGCGCCCACGGGTAAGCTTGTTTTGTCCGGATTGATGTAAAAACCTTTTAAATTAAGTTTTTCAGTGCCCGGTAAACCCTTGTACCCGTGATAACGGGCAATAGACGGGTCTATGTCCGCCGCATAGTTGCTTTGAGCCGCGACTTCAATAGCAAATTCATTGTCAAAAGCTTCCTCACGTAAACGCTGACGTTCTAAAGCTTCCAAAAAAGCAGGCTCTTGCTCTACTTTTCCGCCATTAGCGTAGCCGCTCGGATCGTCTAGATTGACTTTTCGCTCGTCTATTAAATTTAAAATCATCGACTCGGCTTCAGCTTTGGTTTGAGCAGGCAAATTAAAGCCAATGTCGTTGTTTTCTAGGTCCATGCGCCGCGAAACAATCGGACCACCCGCGAAAGGCCGAAACTCTCTAGCATCCGCAAAAAACTTGGCTAAATCAGGGTTATCTGTCTTTGACGCCAGCCAACCTAGAGCCACGTGCCGCGCGGCATCTTTCTGTGGCACAGATAAACCGTAGCGATCTCCTATAGAAGACGCCCAATCCGTATCTTGCTTAGGAATGCCCAAATAATTTGCCGTACCCTCTTCCAAGCCTTTGCTTAAAATTTCTTTAAACAAGGCACCTATGCCACCGGAAACATCTCCGCCGTCAGCATATTGCCCCGCTCGCATGTCTGTGGCGTGTCTTTGCGTGGGGTCACGAAAGTAACCTCCTTCAGCAATAACCGTACCGCTTTTATCCGGGCCAACGTTGCCGGAACCAGTGGCAGGCTTGATGTTTTTACGGAGATACTTAATAACGTGTTCAGGTATAGACTTATCGGTAAGTTGTTCAGATGCAACGTTTGCCAATAAAGTCGCAATTCCTAAAGGTGTTGGGTTGGTTGCTAATTTAATACCCGATATTGCCTTACCCGCATTCGTTATTACGTTGTACGTATCCTGAAAATCTTTAAAAGACTTAAATGGTGCGGCTACTTCAGGCATTATCGGGCCATGGGCATGATGCCCTGTTGCATTACAGGGGCCGTGGGCCGTGGTGCGAGTTTCGCGAGGTTACGACGAAGGGTCGCCTTTGACCGCTCGGGGTTCAAGAAAGACTCAATGCCTTCGCCCGTAGTCTGCAAATTAGCCATGTCACCACTGTAAACATCGACAATGCCACCCTCGGCAAAGCCCGTTTCCGTTTTTCCCTGACCATTAAAACGGGGCGAACGGGTGTAATTAATGTCTTCAACACCATAAGACGTTACCGATCCGTCCTCGTTGACAAAATATTGCTTGTCGCCAATACGAACGGTTTGTCTGTTCTTCCCAATTTTATACACGTTGCCCGCTTCGTCCGTAACAGAGCGAGTGTACGTGCCGCCGCCCGTCAGATTGCTACGAACACGCTCAACGTCCGTCATCAAACGCGGGTCAATGTAAGAGGGCACCGATTGCTGTTCCCTAAGCCCTTGAAGCTCCGCGTCACTAATCGTGCTGTAAATACCAAAACGCGGGTCATACGCTAACGTAGAACCTTCACCGTAACGACCTTGTTGGCCGCTCAACAAAGATGCAAATTCTTCCGCCGTCAAATCCTGACGAGAACCCGCAAGTGCATTTAAGCCTGAAACAAGCCCTCTCTTTCCAAAAAGATACGGATCCTGATCCCTAAACGCCGAAATATTCTGATACCCGGCAAGCGGTGCCGTGGGGGCTGTAGTGGTCGTGTCCGTGGTATCTGTAGTGCCCGTGGTCGTGTCGGTCGTAGTGGTCGTGGTATCTGTAGTACCGGTGGTCGTGGTCGTAGTAGTGCCGTCGCCACCTAAGCCCGTGCCGCCCGTTCCGGTGGTCGTAGTCGTAGTATCCGGCTCTTCTACAGTTCCCGACACAGGGTCCGCCTCGCCTGTGTCAAAAGTTAGGCTTGGCGTAGTGACCAAAGGCGGACGGTAACCATATTGCGTCGTTACTTGACCAGTGTATGGGTCGACTCTCTCAAGGCCGCCTTCCGGATAAGGATCAAAACGATCATACAAATTAGGCTGTTCAGAAGACGTAACTAAAACGTCCGAAAGACTGTAGTACGGTTGTTCCGCCGTGCCGCCCGTCGGGGGCTGGCCAATGAACACGGGCCGCGATGCGTCAGCACCGTAGTTTTGTCCGGGTGTCGTCGGAGTGCTGTACTCGTTCAAAAAACCTTGGCTTGGCGTAAAATAACCGCCCACCGTGCTGGCATTATTGACAATGTCGTAAAGACGCCGAAGCGTCGCTTTATTTTGTGAGGTTAAATCTTCTGGAATACCGGAATAATCTAATGCTCGGTCTGGGTCCGTGAGGTGAACATTTAACCAATCCGATTGACCACCTTCATTGGTGTCTGTGAACCACTCAATCAACCAATCATAGTCAGTCTTTCCCTCACTATGCTCCGTATCAAGCAAACCAAGAAGTTTTAGACCCTCAACAAATTGCCGGTTAGTAACACCCTCTACAAAAACAACTTGACCGGCGTCATTAATCCTCATGTAGTCTGGCAAAACTTTTCCGCCTACCGCGCCAGCACCAAAAGCTTTCAAATAAGCTTGGTAGGCCGCGTCCCCCATTACGCGTCCGGTAAAACCGCCTAAACCACCGTATTGGGCAAAAAATTCTTCGCGTGTCAGAGGTGCGCCCGCACCGCCACCTTCTGCGAACTTGGCAAAACTGCCAATACCGGAATACATTGACATAAAGGTTACCCGTAATATTGCATCGGTCGGAGATTGGTAGACTCATCTTCCCAATAATCCGACGGCAGTTGTACAAAATTGCCTTGCCGATACCGCATCAAGGCCTGCGTGGTGCTGTCCACCAAATCATCAAACTCGCCATTAGGAAACGCGGCACATTCCTCAATAACATCATGCGCCCAAGACTCGTCAGGTGCCCAAATCATGCCGCTTTCAAAAAGTGGAGATACACTATGGACCCTTGACACCTTGTCATTCCCTCGGCTAGGCGTAAAGTTTACCACAGGAATACCCATATTCCGCAATTCATGCGTCAACGGCATCCCGCTCGCTTTCGCCTCAATAATCACCGTCTCAGGCTCCCAAAAACGGTACGCCTCCAACGCCACCTGCTTTAGTTCCGGAAAATCCCAACGACCCTTCTTCGCATCAAGCAAAATCAAGCTCGCAACAGAACCTTCGTCAGGATAAAACACACCCCAAGTCGTAATCGCACTGTAGTCCGCCCGCGTACTCTTGGAAAACGCCGTGTCATAGCTCTGAATTACATACTGCAACTGCGGAATCTGTTGCTTGTCCCACGTTTTCCACCACTCCCGCTTGATAATCGCGTTTTCGTCGCCGGTGGGGTTTTGTTGATACTGAGCATTCCACTTCGGCAAAGGAATCGAAGCCTTAACCGCCTGCATCTCCTCAAAAGACCAAAACTCAGGCCACAAAGGATTGCCCGAAGGCATCTCCATCGGGAACTCAATGACCTCCCAACTGTCCGCCAACGCATCCCGACCCTGCGCG